CAATTCCGTGTTACCCGACAGACTCGCCAGAACTTGTGCCCCGTATCCGTTAATCCACGGGTAGCAGTCGTAGCAATCAAATTGCGGGTAGCAGTCGTGCGTCCCTTGTGCGTGGCTGTCCGCAAGTTGGTGTATGCGTTCTGAGTTGGTCATTACTTCACCTCTCGCTGTACTGATGCACCTGTCGGGAACATGCCATCGTAGTCAAGAGTCTCGATAGCATCGACAAATGCGTCAGCTTCTTGATCTGTTTCGTAGATCACTTTGACTGTGATTGTTGTAGTCATTATTGATTCTCCTCTTCTGCGAGGACACCCTCGCTTAACCCTTAAGCCCCACATGGGGCTAACCAAGTGGGGCTGTGGGCTGTATGTCGATCTGGGGGCTAGTCGAGTCGAATTCTTTCACCGTCGCAGAAGTCGTAAAACTCGTTGAGCATATTCTCGTTGTAGTCTTCGCGACTGTCCCAGAATTCGTTGGGGTCATCGAAGTTGATATCTTTCATATCCTCTTCGTAGTGTGTCCACCTATCTCCCTGCGATTCCCCTTCTTCTAAGAAATTCGTGAAAATTTTATCGTTCTTGATCCGCGAAAAGATGTGTCGGATAAAGCGAGTCTGGAAGTCCTCTTGGGACTCACCGTCGCTTGGCTGGAAGAATTTGGACTCATCCAAGTTCTTACTGTGCAGCCATCTCATGTGTCCAATATGCGTAGTCATTACTGATTCTCCTCTTTCCACGACCATCGTTTAGTATCAACATCGCATGTATGACACCAAGCCGTATCGAATGTGTGTCCCACTTCCCACCGTTGACCTTCAAAGTCCCATTCTGCATATGCGTCAACGATGATCTCGTCACCGCAGGTATTACATACTGGTTTTACTTTGGGGTTTGCCTTACTCAGGTTATTTGGCATTACTGATTCTCCTTGTGTCTCTTCGTATTAAGTACCTTAGCAAATTACCACAACAACATTCAAGCGATGTCGCCACGCCACCTCACCACCACACCCGGCTGCTTAAATCCTACTAATTACCTTCGGATCTTGCTTTTGGCCTCGGTCGGCGAGTTCGCGTGTTTTCGATCGTAAATTTGTAAAAATCAAGAGCTCTGGACCCTCGCGAATTGTTGCGAATTACTCCACAGTATTAACACGCGCATTAATCGAAATAAAAATCAGAACGTCTTAACAGCTGATATCCCAGGGAAGTGTTTAAGCAGCTGATACACGCGGCAACGCGTACCGGTCGACCGGGCATTGTGTCGGTTTACCGGTTGCGCGGCGTCTGTGGTGATATCAACCGGGAATAATGGCGGTTAACCGGTACAAGTAACACGCGGTTAAATGCGCCTGGATTAGGCGTAGCGGGAACCGCGGAGTTAATCGGTACGGTTATCCGGTTAAGATGTTGCGCGGCGTCTGTACGGTTGGCGATTAAACAAAAATGCCCGGCAATAAATGCCGGGCAGATTGTCGGTTAAGTTTGGAGTTACCTGGTTTTAAATTCCATGCAACGCGAATTATTTAATTTGCGCTTATGGAATAACCAATGGTTACGAATGCAACGCGTGTGAATTGGGTGGTTGTCGCTATGCATAACGCGCTTTCCGCAACATCTGCAATTAAGCATTTAAATTAATCCTAACTCGCGCAATGGCGATTCGAACCCGTGTTCACATTCACCATCGGGTTCCACCGTGCAACCGTCACTTGTTTCAACCGTGCCATACGCGTCCATTTGAGCAATTATCTCGTCTAAGTTTGGATACATTTTGATTTCCCTATTTGATTGAGTAACTAAATTTAATGTTTTCGGTTTTCATGCGTTTAATTGCCGCGCCAGCTTCACTTTTCGCGGGTTGGGTTCCGTGCAGTAGCAATGAAAAACTTCCCGATGGGTTGGACTCAGTCGCGTATGTGAATACAGCGTTAATGTCCGTATGGTCAATAATCCATCCATCCGGATTTTGTTCGGGATGATAGATAACTCGCGCATGCTTGAGACCGTGGCGAAAAATCAAATCGTCGCGCATACCGCCTACGCTAATGGTCATGTTGAAGTTATCGGGTTTTTCGTGCCTAACATCCATGAATGTCTCCACGTTTTTCGTATAGCTATAAACGTGAATACCGGTAACTCTCGCGACGTGGAACCATGCGCGCATATATTCGCGTCCAAAGTCTGTACCGGGATATTCGCCCCCAACGTGAACGCGAATTAAATCCGGGTAGCGTTTGGGTAATGATTCGATGATCAGATTGGCAATGTCGATATGGTCAGTTCCGCCATATTGCCAGATGCGATTTAATTGTTCCCAATTCCACCAACGCGCTCTTCTTGCTTGTCCGCTGTAACTCTCGCTAATACTGCTAAAGCAATAAAATTCTGCATCTTTGCCGCGGCTAATTTTGCCGGTTATCGGATGAGCATAGGTTAGGCATTCCTTCGCGACTTTCCCGCACATGAAACCAGACGGCAAACTAAACGCTAGTCCAACCGGATTTTTGATCCCGGCTATTAATCCAAATTCGCGGAGTGTTTCGATTAACTTCGCGTTGTCCTTCATGTCCTGAAATTTGAGTAGTTCAATCATTAATCTGATTCTCCATTAGTTGACGATATCCAGATCGACTTAACGATTATCCGAACTAGGCTTTCCAGATTGGAAAGATCAGTTTCGGAAACTGTTTTTTTACCGGTCAAATCTTGCCAGATATTCGCAATCTCGTTATTCGCTAGATAAACGTGATCAGTGCCCCAATTGCGTTGGGTTCGCGTACTCAATAAGTCGGGCATAACTAAATTCTCTCTCTCTTATTTGCGATTGATTTAACCGCAACAACAACAATTTCGCATTAAACCGGGATCGATTGCAACCAATACGAATAACGCAATTGCACTAATTAAGAAGATGAATCGCTCGCGCGCGTGAGGCCAGATCAGTAAATAAGCGATTGGACCAACCCGGTTTACCTAACCAGGGTGGCATCGCTAATGCACCACTGACAGGCAGCTTAACCAGGCTAACTAACACGCTAAATTTGCCGTTGTGCTTAGCCTGCGAATCGTGCGAGTTAAGGAAGCCCGCCGATACACTTCGCCGTCTTAACATATATAGATGTACCCTGTTCGGGTGCTGAGTTTTGCTAGTGTGTGACACTGTCACACTGGCTGTCACACTCTGTCACAGATGAAGTATTTGCTTAATAGATTTGTGACAGATTTAAGCCTGGTGTGACATCATTTTGAGATGGATGTCACACACTGTCACACCTTTGTCACACTTTTGTCACACAGTTAATCAGTGCTTTCCTCGCGTGTGTGCGTAGAAGCTAGTTAAGCTTAACTAAGCATTACCAAGCTATAGAGCTGGTAATGCTTTTAACCTCTTTTCTTAAAAATGTTTTTCTCCTTACGCCATGTAACCTCCGCACCCATTTGATGTATATTGTTTTCCATGCCGAAAATTTTACGTGGTGGGAAAGCTCGCAGTCCAGCTGAGAAATTTCGAGATCTTGTTCTCGAGGGTTACCCGGAATGGCCCTCATGGTCGCGAAAGTTACGCAGGATCTTTGTCTCTCTGCCTTCGTATGGTGTTGGGGGTGATGCTTTGGAGTCGATGTGTGAGGACTTTGACTGGGATCTTGATTCGACAACCAGTTTGGTCAAGCGCAATAAAACTTTCCAGGCAGCTGTGAACGAGTTTGTGGATAACAACTACGAGTATCGTCTTGTCGAGAAACTCACTATCTCCGGCAACACATCGATGAAGTTCCAGGTGAGATGGTCCGTGCTGCAACAGGTGTACATGCTTGAGTCGGGTATCACTTCGTTCATCAAGGCAGAGACTGGCAAAGTATCGATCGCAGAAAACAAGTTGATCGAAAAAACGGGTCTTCTCGAGATCGAACCTCTCGTAGTTATCAATAAAGTAAAGTCACCTCGGGCAGTTGTTGATATCTCCGAAGAGTCCAGTTTGTACGAGTTGGAATCCGCACTGAACGGAAAATAAATGGCTTATCAGTACACCCCATCTCCGTGGCAGAAAAAGTTCCATAACTCACCTGCTCGCATCAAGGTCGTATGGGCTGGAAGGCGCGCTGGTAAGGGACGAGCTGTACTCACAGAACTCATGCGAGCAATAACACTCGCTTCTAAAAGCCCGTTTCTTGCAGACAAAGATATGGCGAAAGCTGCAGGACTCAAAGAAGGGCATGATCTCACACATACTCTGGAACCGGCTATCCATATCTGGGTTGTTGCTCCGAACTTTGCTCAGAGCAGACAGGCATGGAACGAACTAAAACAGTTCATCCCTGAGTCAATGGTGGTCCGAAGAAAGAAAACCCAGGGAGGTGGCAGAGGTGACGGCTGGAAGGAAGACGAAAGAGCCGTATGGCTGAATCTCAAGTCGCCTGGACTTGCAAGGCGAGATGTCTACATGGAGATAAAATCTGCCGACGATCCCGAGTCACTTCAGACCGCCGGCCCTGATTTCATCTGGATAACCGAGTCCCAGGACATCAAGGAAGCTGCCTGGAACAAGCTTCGACCAATGTTGAACTCCTCTGGAAGACTAGGCAGGGGATGCATCGAGGGGATACCGCCCTTTCAAAGAAACCACTGGTTCTCAAAACTCTTCAAATGGTCCCAAGAAAATCCTACAGAGGACTACGAGGCGTTTCATGCCACCAGTTTCGACAATGTTTTCCTCTCAGAAAAACAAAAACAGGCAATACGAGATGAAAAGTCCACCATGCCAGAACCCGTATGGGATCGCATGTACCTCGCCAAGCAACCAGACGGCGGCGGTGGGTTCTTCCGACCGAGCAAGATAGAACTCGCAGGTAAAAGCCGAGAAATGCTCTACCCTGACGAGAGCAGAAGATACGTTGCAGGACTAGACCTCGGTAAGAAACAGGACTTCACGGTATTCATAATCAAGGATGCAAGGACAAGGGAGTCAATCCATGCGATCGAGATCTCTGGCAGTGACTGGGTAAGCCAAATCGATACGATTGCAGCTGAAATCGACAGGTGGAAGGTCGGAGACATTCGCGTTGACTCCACCGGACTCGGAGATGTCGTGTTTGACCACCTCCTGAACGCCGGATTACCCGTAAATCCATTCAAATTCAGCGCACAAAGTAAATATCAACTGTTTCAGAACTATTACATTGCACTTGAGAACGAAACAGTATTTTTCCCAGCCAGTTGGTCAACCCTCAAGAAGCAATTAGAGGATATTAGTATTCGCCCGTCCGGTAATGGGTCGTACTTGTTCTATAACGAAACCGGACAGCACGATGACTGGGTAGATGCTGAACTATTAGCCTTGATGGCATGTGACCCGCCGGGTTACGATAAAGGCGAGTATGATTATCTTCGTCCGATACGGCGCATGAATCCGATACGACCCCGGCCTGCCCAAAGGCCGACACAGTTTCTTACCAGGCTGCGGAAGCAAAGAAGCAAAGAGCGTATGAAATATCTAGAAGAAGCTGATCTGGTTACATCAGACTCAAGATGACGATATGTTAGGAACAAGATGGTCTTAGAATTTGCAATAGACCCCACCGCTGTTATCGACATGGAAGCAGCAAATCCTGTCGACGAGCCTGAACTAACCATGCACTGGATCAGGGAAAAGGTCAGTGAGACAAATGACCTGTTTCGGAAATTTAGATCCCAGTGCGAGCAGCTCGACGAGTTCTTCCTAAACGACTTTGAGTTCAGCGTCCCTGACAGCGGGACAATGATACGACTCGGAACAGCCCAGTCCGTTATCAACACCCTCGTATCTCACGTTACTCCGCAATTTCTCGATATATCTGTCCCGCCACCCGGACCAAGAGGTCAGGCTCGCGCCGAGGCAATGGAGAAATTCCTTACCGGCGCACATCACATGGTCGAACACCGGAGTCCTGTCTATCGAGAACTTACCAAACAGGCAGGGCTTTACGGGATCGCATGGGAGAAAGTCGAATTTATCGCGAATGAATGGAGCGACTTCCCGGAACCTCCCCCCCATGATGAAGATACGACTAACGAATACAGGGACAACGTCAGGGAAGTTATCGAAAAACGCTCAATCTCATGGCCTATTAAATCCGTTGCAGTAAACCCCCAAAATGTTATATGGGATATGAATAACGGGACGCTCCCGAGATGGGTTATACATGAGTACGAAGTAGATGCCCAATGGGTACAGGCACACTTCCCCGAATGGGGCAACCAGAAAAAAGGCTACGTGACGTTCCAGGAAGTCTGGACGCACTCCCAGGTCGCATATGTTGCTGATAAACAATGGGTACTCGAGCCAAGACGGCACGGGTACGGCAGGCTTCCATGGATTATGTACTGGCCCCAGATGGGACTCGACACGGGTAACTCCGAACCGGAAAACCTGTACATGGGGCTACTGAACGGCTCGCTTGATATGCTCCGGGCGCAAAGCCAACTGGCATCCCACTACATCGATATCGTAAGCAAGTCGGCATGGCCCACCCTCGAGTTCACCGGTCCTCCCGGAATTACCGAGGAAGTCCAGTCGATGTGGGATGACACACCAGGCGCAAAGAACGTAAAGCCGCCACAGGTGCAGGTCGGTATATCAGATGTGCCTAGACCTCCCTCTGAGATTGGGATTGCAAAGGAATTCCTCGACGAGGCGATCGAGGCGAACACAGTTCCTGCTGTTGCAAGAGGACAGCGTCCTACCGGCGCAGCTTCCGGTTATCACACGGCAGTCCTTGCAGGAATCGCATCTCTAAACTTCGGAGCCGTAAAAGAAGCAATGGAAAGAGGTCTTCAGGAAAAGGGAGAGCTTATCCTCAGAATTGTTGAACACGTAATCGATGACAGGGTGTCCGTGTTCGGAAAGACAGAAGCAGGAGTCCTTGATGCAGTTATCAAGCCTTCCGACATCAAGGGGCATTACGTCAATATTGTTCGTATTAATTCTGTTAGCCCCGAAGAACAGGAACGAAGACTCAACCTCTGGTCGAACCTTTGGAGAGCAGGATATGTTGATCTCGACACTGCTCTCAGAAAAGGTGGAGTAAGCAACCCACTCGAAGTTCGCTCGAAGATCCTCGAGGAGCAGTTCATCAACTCACCGGGTATACAGGAACAACTTCAGGCTGCTGCAGCAGCGCGAATACCGACGATACAGAATATCCTCGAGGCGGCCCAGCAACAAGGTGGACCGCAACGACCTACGCCCGAAGAGGTTGCTCAGAATATCTTGAACACCCAGGGAGCGCAGCAATTGCCGAATGCGGGTAATTTTCAGCAGGGGAACCAGGCTGGAACCAGACCGCAGGCCCCCGGAACGGGAATACCCGCTACGACCAGACCGGTAGTGCCGGGATCGATTGATGAAATGAGGCAGACAGCTGCTTCAATATCAGGCCCAAGGACGGGCAATGTCAGGGTTCCTGGAGCCGATATATCTCCGGGAGCAAGAGGTTAATCATGGCTAAAGCAACGCACCCGCTGGAACTAGCATTTATGCGCTTTGACGATACTGCAGAGCGAATGTTCAAGCGAATCGAGGGAAGCTTCAGGGATCTGTCGGGGATTCCAGAGGTGAAACAGCCTAAAAAGAGAACTAAGAAAACGATCTACGGTCAGAATCCGCAGACTCCTTTTGGAGGTATTTAAATGGCACTATTTGGAATAGGCGATACGAACCGTATGCTCATATATGTTCCTGCGCCATACGAACCGATAT